CGAAGATCGAGTCCGAGCTGATCGTGCTCAACAACCGCCGCGCCGACATCGAGCAGGCCAACGCTCGCAAGGCGGCCGCCGCCGAGCGCGAGCTGGCCGATGCGCTCGCCCAGGCGCGCGAGGAACTCGCGCAAATCACCGGCACGGCCACAGACACCGATCGACGCGCCGCCATCGAGCGCGGCTACCGCGACCTCAAGGCCAGGCTTGCCGCCGAGGGCGATGCAGAAGGCGTGTCGCTCATCGACCGGTTGATCGACGTGAAGGCCGCGCAGGCCAATCTGGCCGCCATCGAACAGCAGTGGCGGCAGGTCACGGAGCGGATGCGCACGGCGCAGGAGTCGATCAGCATCCAGCAGCAGGCGGGCCTGCTCACCGAATCTCAGGCCAGGCAGCAGATCGTAGCGCTACAACAGCAGTCCGCCGCCGAAATGGAGCGGCTCTTGCCGCTGATGGAGCAGGCCGCCGCCGCCATCGGGCCGGAGGCGGTGGCCAGGGTCGCCGCCTGGCGCAACGAACTGGCGCAGACCCAGCTCGTGGTTGACGACATCGCCGTGACGGTCAACGGCGCGGTGCAGGATGCGTTTTCGCAGATGTTCCAGGCGATCGGATCCGGCGCGAAGACGGCCAAGGACGCCTTCCTCGACTTCGCCCGCGCGGTGATCGCGAGCCTACAGCGCGTTGCCGCGCAAAAGCTGGCGGAGCAGATTTTTGGCAGCTTCGGCAAGGGCGGTGGAGGCGGTGGCATCGGCGGCTTCATTGGCGGGCTGCTCAAGTTTTCCACCGGCGGCCCGGTGCCTGGCACAGGCAATCGCGACACCGTGCCCGCCATGCTCACGCCAGGCGAGTACGTCATCCGGCGCGATGTGGCGCGGCGCATTGGCTACCGGATGCTTGATGCCATCAACGGCGGCGGATGGGTGCCCAGCGTGAGCATCGGGCGGCTGGCTTTTGCATCGGGTGGGGCGGTGCCCGCCGTGTCGGTGCAGTCGTCGCAGCCAGCACCGCCGCAAGTCGTCGTGCACAACCATTTCACCGTGCAAGGCCCCGTCAGCAAGCAGTCCGAGTACCAAATCTCGGCCGCGGCCGCGCTCGGCGTCGCGCGCGCCATGAGGAGGATGGCATGACACCGTTTGCCGAGACACGGCTCGAGCTGGGCATCGACTACGGCGCGATTGGCGGCCCGACCTTTTCGACCACGATTGTGGCGACCGGCTCCGGCTACGAGTACGCCAATGTCAACTGGCACACCGAGCGCGGTCGCTGGGAGATCGGCGAGCGCATCGTGCGCAAATCGGAGCACGACTATCTGCTGGCCTTCTTCCGCGCCCGCCGTGGGATGGCGCAGCGGTTCCGGTTCAAGGATTGGGCGGATTACGTGTGCACGCACACCGTATCGGCCAGCGGCGGCGCGCAAAGCCAGGGGATACTCAAGCGCATCGGCACCACCAACACCTACCAAATCGTCAAGCGCTACCAGCATGCGGGCGAAACCTACGACCGCCCAATCGTCAAGCCCGTCGTCGGGACCGTGCGCGTCTATCGTGGCGGCGTAGAGATTGCCGGGTATAGCGTCGATTACACGACCGGCATCGTGTCGTTCGGCGGACCACAAGGCGATGACTTGATGGCCGTCTCTTGCGAGTTCGATGTGCCTGCGCGGTTCGATACCGACCAGTTCCGATCCACCTTCGAAGCCTACGACAAAGCAAGCGGCGAGGCGCTGTTCACGCTGCAATCGTTGCCAGTGGTGGAGGTGCGCGTATGAAGACCATCAACCCGGCGCTGCTGAACCAGCTCAACCGTCCCGTCTCCACCCTGACGCACTGCGCGCTCATCACCCGTGCCGACGGCGTCAAGATCGGTTTCACCGACCATATCGACGGTTTCTGGATCGACGGGGTGTACTACACCCCACAGATCGGATCGGACACCAGCGCGCTGGAATCGTCGTCTCGCCTGTCGGTGGACAACCTGAGCATCACCGGCATCCTGTCATCCGACGCGATCACCAAGGACGACCTGCTCAAGGGGCGCTATGACCGCGCCGTGCTGGACGTCTTCCTGATCGACTACACGAATCCGCCCGATGAGGTCGTGCCCGGCAAGGTGATCATGCTCAAGACGTTCGTCTTTGGCGAGGTCACGATCCGCGACGAGGTGTTCGTCGTCGAGTGCCGATCGCTCGTCGATCTGCTGTCCACGGTCATCGGCGAGACGACATCCGCCATTTGCCGCGCGAAGTTTGGCGACGCGCGGTGCAAAAAAGACCTGGCGGCCTATACGCACTCGGTCACGGTGACGGGGGCGAGCGGGCGCAGCGTCACGCTGAGTGCGGCCTTCCCCGACGGCTACCTCACGCAAGGACGTGCGACCTTCCATACCGGCGCGAATGCCGGTGTGACGGTGGACATTGCCAGGCAGGTCGGCAGCACGATTCACCTACATGCGCCAACGCCATACGCCGTGGCCGCTGGAGACCAGGTGACGGTCGTGGCGGGCTGCGACAAGACGCTTTCGGCCTGCGCCTCTTTTGGCAACGTCGTCAACTTTCGCGGCGAGCCGCATGTGCCTGGAGCGGACAAGTGGAAGTCCGGCTATATCGAGAGCGTCTAGTCGAAGAGGCGCGCCGATGGATTGGCACGCCGTTCGCGCATCGCGGCCGCGTGCTGGGCCGCGGCGTGGACTGCATCGGCCTGGTGATCGAGGTGTTTCGCCGTGCGGTCGGTGCCGAGGTCCATGACGTGCTGGACTACGACATCCGCCCGCAGGCCGGGCTGCTCGAAACCGGGCTCGACCGCTACTGCGTCCGGGTGCAGCAGGCCGAGCCGGGCGACATCGCGCTCTTTCACATCGTCACTCATCCGCAGCATGTGGCGATCATCAGCGACTTGCCGCACGGCCTGGGCATGATCCACAGCTACTGGCCCATGGGTCGGGTCATCGAGCACGATTACGCGCCGCAGTGGCAGCGGCGCACCGTGGCTATCTACCGATACGCACCATGGCAGCAGTAGCACTGGCGTACGTCGGCGCGAGCATCGGCGCAAGCATTGGCGGCACGATTCTGGGGATAGCGGCGGCCACCATAGGCGGCACGATCGGCATGATGGTCGGCTCCTACATCGATAGCGCCTATCTGTTCCCGGCGCTGTTTGGTGGTGGTGGGGCAAGCTCATCGACCACCGTGTACGGCCCGAGACTGGGGCAGACCAATCTCGTGCCAATCACCGAATACGGGGTATCGATTCCGAGGGTGTACGGCACGGCTAGGGTGCCAGGTCAGCTCATCTGGGCGTCCCAAGTGCGCGAGCGCGTCACGGAGAGCATCGGTACCAGCACTACCACGGTCAAACAGGGCAAGAGCAGTTCGACCGTCACGTCGGAAATACGCCGCGTGGACTACAAGTATTACGCCGACTTTGCCGTGCTGCTGTGCCAAGGCCCGATCGAAGAGGTCGGCGCCATTTACCTGGCAGGCAAACTGGCTACGCCGGAATTCGTCAGCGAACACGTCAAGGTTTACCTTGGCACGGAAAGCCAGACACCAGACACGGACATCCAGGCCGATGTAGGTGCAGCGCTCGCACCGGCCTACCGAGGGCGGGCCTATCTGGTGTTCGTTGACGTGCCGCTCGAACTCTTCGGCAACCGCATACCCGAGGTCAGCGCCGTCGTCAGGGCGGCGCCGTCCACCCTGAGCGCCGTCGTCGACGATGTGATGCGCGCCGCCGGGGTGCCGTCAAGCCGCGTTCATGTGGACCCCTTGCCCGATGTTGGCATGCTGGGCTATCTCGTCAACGTATCCGCGGCGCGCGCCATCATCGAAGAACTCCAGCGTGTCGCCTATTTCACCGTGAGCGAGACCGATGGCGCGATCACGGTCCGCCAAGGGGCATTCGACTGATGGCCAGCATCGCCTTGTCTGCCGTCTTCTCGACTGCTGCCGCGTCGCTGTTCCAGGCCGGGACGGTGGCCGCGACCATCGCTGGCATGGTGGGGCGGCTCGTCGGCTATAGCCTTGGCAGCATGATTGACGCCCATGTCATGCGCGCCTTGACGAGTCGAGACACGCGCGCGCCGTTGCGGGCCACCGACCGGCGCGCCGCCGATCAAGTGCCGGTCGTCCCGCTGTCCGAGTACGGCGCGCCCATACCGATCGTGTACGGGCTTGCGCGTGTCGCGGGGCAGCTGCTGTGGATGAGCGAGTTTCGCCCCGTCACCATCGATGTGCCGCAGGAATTGGACATCGTGGGCGACCAGACGGAGACGATCACTCAGACCGTGCAGGTCGAGGCGCACGCAGTCGATTTTGCCGTCCTGATCTGCGAAGGAGAGATTGCAGGGGTGAGCCGCGTCTGGCTGGGTGGCAAGCTCGCCTATGACCGTCGGCGCTGGAGCAAGCCCGCGATCGGCTACACCTCGCAGCAGCTTCATGTCGAGATTTATCTCGGCACGGAGGATCAGATGCCAAGCCCCACGATACAAGCGCATCTGGGAGCGGCACAAACGCCCGCCTACCGAGGGCGGGCCTATCTGGTGTTCAAGGACATCATCGTCCAAAAATACGAAACGTGGACGGTGCCGGATGTCGAGGTCGAGGTCATCTCGCGCGGCCACCAGATCGTCAATACCTACCCGCACCCACGGCAGCGCTATGAGGCTGACATACCGCCTCCACCGCCACTACCCGACGGCGAGACCTACGATTTTTTTGTCCACTATCAAACGCCGGGTCAAGCGCCCGAGTGGCGAATCAACGACGTGGGCAATGAGCCGCCCGTCAGTCACTGGGCCAATCCGGTGCCAGTCAAGCTGTACGAGATTTTGGGCGACCTGTCTCGCCGCGGCGGGCTCCCGCTGGACCGATTGGACATGACCGAGATGACGGATGAGGTCATCGGCTATCTCGTCTCTCAACCCAAACCGGCGTCCTCCGTCATCGCCGACATCATGAGCGCGTCCGCCTTCGTGGTGCAAGAGCGCGACGGCAAACTCGCCTTCCTGCGACTTCCCCAGCCGCTGCGCCTGCGGTCGCATGAGCAAACATGCGCCATCTCGGAGCGCGGCATCGTCGTCAACTCCCTGCATGACATCCTGGGGCGCGACGGCTATTTTTCCTCGTCGAGCGGCACGAGCGAGGGGCAGTTCACCGCGATCCACGCCTGCTGCCTTGCCTATGAGGTCACGGGCGCACAGACATGGCGCGATCGAGCCGATCTGCTGGCCAGCGCCCTAGAGCCGATCTACTACGGCCGGCCGGTGCCGGACAGCCCGGCGCTCTGGATTCCGCATTGGCTCGTCAATGCCAAACGCCCGATCCAGCTTGAAAGCCATCAAGACTACTACAAGCTGCGCGTGGTGGACGCGGGCGGGCACCTGGAAGGCTTCATTCCCGACGGGCCAGGGCATTACGGCGAGCGCGTCAAACGCATCGACCAGGCATACCGCAGCACCATGGCCAAGGTGTGGGAATACATCGCCGGAGCGCCCATCAACATGAGCTATCTGGCGGCGATCCGGCGTGCATGGTACTGGACTGATTACGACAACCCACCGTACACAGTCGCGGCGCTCCGATCGTTTGAGTACATGGTCAACGAGCCGACGCTGCAAGGCTGGACCTACGACGTGATCGGCACCGAATACGTGCCTGGGCATGGGCTGCGGGTGATGCTATCAAAGCCGCCCGGATACGATCCCGAGATCGACCGGTATGTGGTGCTTGCCTACACCCTCACGGAGGTCGGCCCGTGGCTCGAGGTGGGCGGGCGCTACGAGGCATGGCCGCACTGGCGCGAGACGGCCGAGGGCGAGGTGGACTGCGCCGTGGACTCCCTGTATTGGGCCGACGACGCATACGAAAGCCTGTACGCCATCACGGCTGATCCGAAGTGGGCCAAGGCGCGGGCCGCCAACGCCCATTCGCTCGTCGTCACGCACGCAGTGGGCGACGGCCGCAACTGGATACGGCCGCACATCTCCGGCAGCGCGTTTTCGCTGGACGGCACGTTTGCAAACTCCGATCGCCAGGGCGTCGATTTGAGCAGCTTTCGGCGCGACAGCGACGGCAACGTCACTGTCTATATCCCCGGGCGAGCAGGCGAGGTGCAGTTCGGCCGCGGCATTCGGGATCGCTGGCGCAACGACAGCGACACGGTGCGGGTCGAAATTGGCGCAAGCGCCCCCGTCGAGGTCTATGTCTGGCTCGACACGGCGCTGACATACTCGCCAAGCACGCGGTACTACGCCCTGGTCTCTTTGGATGGTACGGGGGTGCAAACCTTCGACCTGGAAAGAGGGGACTTCTTCCTCCGGGGCCAAGTGACCGGCACGGCGCTCGACCACAACCCGGACATCTATGCGGTGGGGGTCTCGGTCTTCCAAGAGGCCGAGTGCACGCTCACGATTCGGCGCATCAGGCCCTATCCCGAGGTGCCGATCGAGTACCCGCACGCACCGCCCTATACCGCAAACATGCTGCGCGACACGCTCATCGATTGGCGTGGGTCCCCCGGTACCGGCTATACATTCCCGCACGTCTGGCAAAAGCTCGGCGACCCCCAACGAGCGCAAGCCCAAGCCCAGTTTTTGCGCGACGCTCAGCTCGAGTATCAAGCGCGGCTGGGCGACCTGGGGCCATTCATCCCCGCCTACTACCGCGACCGCCCGGAAGAAGTCGAGTACGGACCGGCCAACACCTGGGGTTTCAACTGGGTCGACCCGAACTCCCAGTGGGGCGGCTACCAATACCGCGCGTTGCAGTCGGCCGCCCACTACCTGTGGCTGAGCGGCAGCCCTGTGGCGCGTCAGATCGTGGCCGACTACCTTGGCTGGCTCAACCGCGAATGGACCAGCCACGCGCTGTTCCCGCCGACGGACTTCCCCGCAGCAATACCGGGCTGGCAGCCCGCGACGCGCTACAAGACCGGCCCCTACAACGCCGCAATCGACTTCGTGCGTCCATCGGCTGGCAAAAATGGCTTCGTCTACCGCTGCCTGCGCAACGGCGTGTCCGGCACGACGGAGCCCGCCTGGCCGCTCACCTTGGGGGCCACGGTGATCGACGGCGGCATCGAGTGGCGGTGCGACGGCTACCACTACGCAGCGACGGCCTACGGCAACTACCACGAGCCGCACATGGTCGCGCTTTTCATGCGCGCGGCGCTCTACGCAGACCTGGCGGACGCCAGCCTGCGCCATCTCACGCGCCCGCTGCTTGCTCGCGGTTACGCCTATCTCGATGCCAGATACGTCACGTCTGGTCAAATGGAGGGCAGCTGGTCTGCGCGCCCCGATGAGACCGAGTGGTGGATATTCTGGCACGCCGAGATCATCATCACGCTTGCTGAACTGCTGAAATACGGCAGCGCCATCATCGCCGCCCTTGGCATGGACGCGGCCAAGATTCGATCCTGGATCGACGGCAGCGACCTCTTTTTGAGCAGGTGGACCCGACATGCTTGACCATGACCTTGCAGCCCGGCCCTACGGCGAGCAAGCGCCGCCGCGCATCACGCGCGTCGTGCGCAGCCAGACGGAGACGCCATCGCGCCTGTTTCTGCGCTTCATCGACCGCGACCTTGGACACGCCTCCAATGTCGTGATCGCGCAGATTCAGGGCGAAGAGCCGAAAGACGTGCACGTCAATGTCAACATGGTCATGACGCGCGACCAGGCCAAGACACTGGCGGACCGGCTGCTCTACCTCGAGCGGCTCGGCCGGGTGAAGTACACCGTGTTCCTGCCTCGCCCCTATCTGCAATATGACCCCGGCGATGTTTTGATGCTCGACATCGACGGCAGCGCGCGCACCTACATCATCACGGACATGTCCTACGACCCGCGCGGCGTCGTGAAGATGGTGCTGTCCGAGCACGACCCGGAGATTTTCAGCTACTCGGCGGTGTACACACCGAGCCCGCCGCGCACCGTTGACGTCGTGGCCGTCCCGGAGACGACCTTCTACGTGCTCGACTGCCCACTCGTGAGAGCTTATCACGGCGGATTAGACGGCTACGTGCTGGCCGTCAAGAAGGCGGGCTGGAGCGGCGCACAGTACTACCGGTCGTTCGATGAGGGGGCGACCTATGAGGCGATACTGACGAGCAGTGCCGGTGGGTTCGCCGGCACGGTGTATCAGCCGCTCGAAGCGGCAGACCCCGCCGTCATGGACTGGGCGCACACCATCAGGGTGTATCCAGTGAGCGGCTGCACGGCGACGCTCGAATCCACAACCAGCCTGGCGCTGTTCAACGGCGCCAACACGGCGCTGCTGGGCGGCGAGATGATTCGCTTCCTCAACGCTCACCTACAGCCCGACGGCTCGTATATCCTCTCGGGCCTTCAGCGCGGCGTCCGGGGTACCGAGCACGCCATCGGTACGCACGGCAGTACGGAGGCGTTCTACCTGCTATCCAACGCCGTACCCGCTACCGTATCTACGTCACTGGGGCGCACCGTGATGGTCAAAGCGCTCAGCCTGCGCAGCACCGCAATGCTCGGCTCGGTCCCCGCACAGTACTACACGCCGACAGGCAATAGCCTCCGGCCGTTCTCGCCTGTGCACCTGCGCGGCGAGAGAAACGCCGCTGGCGACATCACGATCCGCTGGCGCAGGCGTTGTCGCAAGGCTCTCGACTGGCGCGGTGTGTCAGAAATACCGCTGGGAGAGGCCGAGGAGAGATACCGGGTCCATGTGCTCGACGCCATCGGGGCGATACGGCGCACCATAACGGTGTCCAGCCCTGAGGCGATCTACACCGCAGCCGAGCAGGTAGCCGACTTCGGAAGTACGCAGCCATCCGTGCGCGTCGCCATCTACCAGGTCAGTGCGGACGTTGGCATCGGCCACCCTGCGCATGCCATCCTGTGATCTTGAAAGGAGCCAACCATGGCAAGCGAACGATTGGGAATGACGGACCTCTACGCCTCGCAAGCCGAGGCATACGTGGTCATCAACGAAAACAACCGGCAGATCGAGGCCATGATCGGCGGCGTTTCCGGGATCGCCGCATCGCCTCCTGCCTCGCCCCAGCCGGGGGCCGTCTATATCGTTGCATCCGCTCCGAGCGGCGATTTTGTCGGCAAGGCAAACCAACTGGCGCACTACTACAACGGCTCGTGGCGCTTCTACACCCCGCCAGTCGGCCATGCCGTCCACAACGACGCCGACGGCAACGAGTACCGATGGAACGGCGCGGCGTGGGTGCTCAAAACGACAGGTGGCGCGGCCGGCAAGACCTACAAGAACATCGCCTCGGCGGACTGGGTTTTGACCGACACTGAGGCGAACTGCGCGATTTTGCAGCTCGACGGCGCGCTGACGGCTGCCCGGCAAGTCATCGTCCCAGCGGAACCGCGCGTATGGATCGTGGACGACTTCACCAGCGGCAACTACCCGGTAACCATCAAGACCGCATCGGGCAGTGGTGTAACGCTCGCCCGCCGTGGACGCCGCACGATCGTCTACTGCGACGGCACCAGCGTCAGCGCCGCCGTCACTCACTTTCCATGGGCAATCGACGGATTCAGCTTCGAGGACGGCGGCGACATCACGCTCGGCACCACGCAGGGCACGCGCATCGGCACATCGCCCTCCCAAAAGCTCGGCTTCTTCAATGCCGATCCTATCAGCCAGCCAGCATCCGCGAACCAGCAGGCCGTCACACAAACCGCTGGCGGAACCTACACCACGAACGAGCGCGACATGCTCAACGACCTCAAGCGTCTTGTAAACGCCCTGCGGGCCGATCTCGTCGCACTCGGCCTCATCAAGGGATCGGCGTGATGCCGACAAACCGACCGCGAAATACGTCAAACCAAGCGCATAGTTACTTGACATCCTCCCCCGCCTAAAGTCGGGGGATTCCTACGGCGCTCACCCCGGCATCGAGCCGGAATGAGTCGCTTCGGTGGGTTCCTGGGCCGAGTGCGCAACCGCTACTCGTATCTCCACAGGCGTTACTTCCGGCATGCCCTGCCGTAGGCTGCCTTGGTTATCGGCAGCAGATCGCCGTGTGGATCGCGGGCGCCTGGGAGTACCACGCGCCGAAGGTCGGCTGGCTCGCCTTTATTGCCGCCGAGGACAGGCTCGCCGTCTACAAGCCCGGCGGCTGGAGCGCCGGCGTCGCCGTCTGATCCTCGTGCTCGCATTGCGTGCGAATATTTACGTCGCACGTAATGCGATCATGTCGCATGGAATGTGTGCATGCGTCGCATCTAATTTGTGCAAGCCCATCGGGAGTGCGGCGACAGTCGTGGCACAGACCGGAGTACACCGATCCGTCGCGCAACTGGATCACGAACGGTCGCAGTGCCTCGTCACCCAGGACGGAGGCCGTCTGCACCACCCGGCTCGGGTCG